CCAAAGTAGTCCCACAACTTGATCATGCTGGTGTCTTCGCTGCCACCAACTTGCCCAAATTGTTTAACTGGACCTGCTTTCAAACTGGCATTGAGTTTGAGTCTACGCATGTTGCCATCGGGTGTACGTACTGCTACCCACACGTCAATCTTGCTGCTAGACTCGCTGGCTGCACCATCTGCAATAACTGCAATATCGTCGGCTTTGCCGTTTAGATAAAAGTATCGGCTGTAACGTTCTGCCATGTTGCTGTTGACGTAACCCGCTGCGCTGGCAAACTCGTTCTTTAGTGCGTCACGATTTGCAGGGTTCATCAAATCTTGATAGGGTTTGGTTTTCAACACCAACTTGAAACTGACACGGTCTGCGTGTTTGTTGTCAGCATCCTGTACATCAACTTGATATACATCTTCACTGACCTGTTGTAGCTGTTCGAGCACCTGCTCGATGTCCCTAACTGTGACTGTGCCAATTTCTTCTTTGCCGCTGCGTTTAGTAAACTTGGCAAACATGGCTGCACCAAGAATACCTTCAGAGATTTCACCTCTGTTGGCCAACTTCTCGCCGTGTACAAAATAGCTGTTGGGATTGCCGTTAAAGATCCAAACTGTTTCGTTCGCATCCATAAAAGGCATGGGCGTTTTTCCTGTACCAATTTGTATTTCAACACTGGCAGGATCCACAGTTTCGGGGTCAACGCTGACCATGGGGTCAACTACATTAACGCCCATGGGTTCTAGTTTGGCTGCTAGTTCTTGTCCTTTTGCACCATCACTGAGTAAGAATGCACTTCCCCAAGGATAGTTGGCAACAGTGGCTTCGTTTAATTGGTCTAGTAGAGTTAATAAATCACGCATTGTGTATTTATTAGTTCTTAGCAAAGCGCCAGTCCTTGTCTAGCCAAGTAAACATCAAATCTTCTTGACGCACATGCCCGTATTTGTTCAAGCTGGTCATGGCGCTGTCACTGATGAGATTACGATCTGCTAGTTCAAACCATGTGGTTACTTTGGGATCCATTGCGCCCATGCTCTTATACACTGCAAAATGTATCCAACCGTAGTTGGGAGCCATGTAAATGTAGCAGTCCCTACAGTCAAATCCATTGGTGGCCAACATGTACATTAGATTACAGATGTTGTAAGTGTAAAAACACCCACTAAAACTGCGTGTTTGCAGTCGATCATAACTGTAGGTGGTGTGTACGGGCACACTTAGCACCAACATGCCGTTCACGTTCATTAGACTATTCCAGTGTGCCAGAGTTTGTAAGGGATTGGTGCTGAACTGAAAGCTGTCATGACTCCACAAAAGGTCAATTTTACGTGGTATGTGTATCTCACTAAAATCGCCCTGTATCACCTTGACATTGGTGTTTGTCAACACTTCATGATCAATTTGATCAGTATTGACATCAACTGCATAACACAGATAATCATGCGGCTCAGGAGGATCATCACGTGTGGTCAGCCGCGCAAACCAATCAATGTCCAATCCTGCGCCACAACCCATGTCGGCAACTACTTCGATGCTGTCCATGAACGTGTCATATTGGTACAGCATGTCCAAAACTCCACGACTGTGTTCGTGACTTTCTTGTGCGTTTTTAAACACTTACATCCTCCATGCCCGCTGTGCGTAGGCGTACCACGTGACCCAGCATAAAGTTTTTTGACTCAATGCCTTTCATGACTCCAAGCCACTTGTTGCGTAGTAGCGCTACCTCGTTGATGATAGTTTCCATGTCAATGACCTCGTCTTCTGCTTCGGCATACTTTTCGGCATCACGACTGGTCAAGGCACGTTGGTATGCCTCAAGATATTTCTTATAATGCTTTTGTCGAATCTTGCGTAACTGTATGTTGAGATAGTTCAGTACCGCTTCCACTTCTTGTAATTGGTTAAACCGATACTCGGTGATGCCGGGTAAGTCGCTGACTGCTCGTTCAACTTTGCCGCTGATTTTGATCTCACTTTTGGCCGAGATCAGTTGTTTTTCGTAATAATCGATAAACGGCGGAATCTGTGCAAGATCCTGCACCACACGATTGTACCACATGTTTAGTCTTCGTAGTCTTCTTCGGGTTGATCTTCTTCGCCCACGTACTCTTTGAGGGCACGTTTCAGCGAACCATCAGTGCCGCCGAACTCGCGAACATCCACATCATTGAGATAATCAACCATCACACTCATGATGTTGTCGGCACACTCTTGACGGTCTTTTGCGGGCACGTACTGTTTCATAATGGTGTACAGTTCGCTTAATACTTCTACTTCGATACTCATCTTTTGATCCTATGTAATATGTCAGGTATTTAACCAAGTTGTAAAGTTGCCGGGGAAAATGTTTAAATCCAGCTGTCTACGTCTTGCAAATTCATTGATGAACTTAGCAGCCTGTTCACGTAACTCTGTTGAGGCAGTCTTTGACACCACCGCATGTACGTCTTTGGTAAATTTGCCATAGTCTGTTAACAACACAAGTTCCTTGCTAACATCATCAATCACATGTGCTGACAAATATGCCGGGTCAACACAAACGTTGAGATCCACATTGTGGTCAAACTTGCGTAAAAAATCATTGAGTCCAAAAACAGTCACGTTGCTTAATACCGAGTAAAACACAACAGGTATTGATAATTCTTTTACTACATCAAGATTTTTTAACAAATTTGAATAACTATTACCATAACGGTTAAACTCATACAAAGAACCCAAGTTCTCTGCACTCACTGATAGTGTAACACGTTCTTGCGGTAATTGCAACAATATGCGATGCAATCGTTTATGGTCTATGCCCAAACCTGTGACAATATTGATGTGTACTTGATTTGACAACTTGTTTATGATGTTGGGCAATTCATTGTACAAGAAGGGTTCTCCTCCAGTAATTTCAACTTTGGTCAAGTGTTTGTATTCGACCACTGTATTGATGATCTCTTGATAACTGTTGTTGTTTACCAATGCCTTTTGCCCCAGTTTGAGAATGGCTCGATCAGCAGTAGTGATTTGAAATCTTTCATCTTGTTCCAAATAAGCACCATTGTTGGCCACATCGCGCAACCATGCTGTACTTGCATAACGATTGCAATAACTACAGGTCAAATTGCAGTCGGTGCCAATTTTTATATTGAGCTCAGTGGGATGTGCATTGACATCAGTATGCGTCATGTCAGTGCCGTTGAATCGAGTACGACGGCTCAGTAGTCCTTGGCTTTCAGGCAGTTGGCAGTTGTTGTAACAACTAGGTACTGCTTGATTTGCCAACATGGCTTTGCGTTCATTGACCAACTGGTTGGTATTGAACAGTTGTCCGGGATTCTCTCGTAGCCAAGACAGATTGATTTTTTCAGTTTTGGCCTCACAGCACGAGTTGATTTCTTGTCGTTCTGGGTTCACCTGCAGGTACCAAAACTTTTGATTGCAGTAATGATTCATTATCGATACTTTCTTGCTATCAAATCATCTGTGCAACCAGTACAGCGTGTCCTACTGCATACTGTATCTGTGGCCAATTGCCAATCGTGATCAATGTGTCCTAGAACAGAATTTTTACACTCTCCATCGTAGACTGTACCATTGGCATCAAGATACAGTCGAGTCACTCCCACTTCGCAATGCCAGCCCTGCCAATTATCTAAATTCTCGTTATGGAGCCAATTGGCATAAATCTTATGCTCCGCTCCCTGTGCGTCAGTGGCTATGCAGTTATAGTTGGCGTGGTTCAAGATTTTGTTGTCCTTTGAATACCACAGTGGATCTAGTGGCTTTTGAATAATCAATCTTATTTACGCTGTGGCTGATGTTTTTTTGTGTCAGCAAGTCAGTGTATCGTGCAATGCGCTCTTTATTCCAGTACTCGTCCATTATGTTGACATGTATAAACTTGTTTGGTGGAATTGACTGTGACAACTGAATCACAGTATTAAAAAACTCTTGTTCGTTGGCATGCTCGCTGTGGAAACTGAAACTGATGTTGTCCATGTACTGAAACAGTTGCAAGTAGTAGGCAGTGCTGGCGCTGCCATTTGTGGTACATAACAACTGAAATATATTTTGACTATACTCGTTTTTGAGCCATTGTACAAAAGGCCTAAAGTTTTTATTGACCGTTACTTCACCACCAGTAAAACTGATTTTGTACTTGAGATTTTTATGTTTGGACTTTTCATAAATGGAGATCCAGTACCGCTGTAACTGTTCTAGAGTCAAAGCAGTACTGTAATCATCATGCAAGTCCGCAGGGCAATACATACAGTCGTAGTTGCACCGTGTGCCTATCATCCATGTTAGTGAAAAATAAGCATAAACTGGATCAACTCGTACTACATCAATCATTCGGCCTCAGCGTCAGCGGGTGCTTCTTCTGTGGTAGTGACTTTGTCAAAGATGTGTGGGTTAGCAGTAATGTCTGCCATCACACGATCCAAGCAGCCATCGTCGTTACGTTCCCACCCCTTGCGGAACTTCTTGATGATTTCGCCATTGCTGTCAACATACACTAGGCTGTTGCCTTCTTTCTTCAACATGTCTTTGGCTTCAATCAAGTCAGTCAAGCCTGAGTAGGGATTCATACCGGTTTCATATGGGATCTTGACCTGTACTGATTCAAAAGGTTTAGCATAGCGTGTCTTCATGATCTTGCAGGCTGCACGAATACCTTTGACTTCTGAAATCTTGTTGCCATCCTCGTCTTCTTTCAACTTCAACTTACGCATAGCAACAACGATTGAGCTGGCGTAGATAAAGCCTTGTCCGCCGGAGATTTTATCGTCGGGATCAAACATGTCTTGGCTTGCGTAGGTGTGGTTAGTTGCAACCAGGCCAATGTTCAAATCACCAAACATGTTCACACAGTTACGAACTAGTGCTGTCAGTGCTTTGGGCTTACGACCCAAGTCGCCTTTTAAATCGCCTGCCGTGAACTGATTAACGTCTGTGGGAGTCAACAACATGCCCAAGCTGTCCAGCACAAACACCACCTTGGGGCGAGATTCTTCTGGTAGTGTTTTGTATTCTTTCACAAACTCTGAAATCATCTTGGCCACGTCATCAATCATGGCCATATTGAGTTTAAGTAGTTTATCTTCGCTCGTGTCCACTCCCAATGCGTGTAGCCAAGCCTCGTCAAGAGCATTTTCTGTATCAATAAGAATGGGATAAATGCCTTGTGCTTGTGCGTTCTTGACAATATTTCCTGAGCAGATGTAGCTTTTGCCTGCACCAGATTC